GCGTGCCGTGCCGCAGTTCGCTTATCGGCAGGGGCTGGATCAGGGCGTACTCGCCAAGTGCTACACCGCAGCCGATGTGCTCCTCCAGCCCAGCAAGGGCGAGGGCTTCGGCATCCCGACCATTGAGTCGCAGGCGTGCGGCACACCCGTCATCGTCACGAACTGGACGGCAATGCCTGAACTCGTGGGCGCTGGCTGGAAGGTCGGCGGTCAGCCTGAGTGGGATGAGTTGCAGACCGGCTGGTGGATGACCCCGAATGTGGACGAGATTGAAGACGCGTTAGAGCAGTCCTACGCGCTCAAGGGCGACACAGAGAAGGCGAAGGCAGCGTCAGAGGCGGCGGTCTCCTTCGCATCTAACTACAGCACCGAAAAGGTCTACGCCGAGCATTGGCGTCCGATCCTCAAGCAGATTGAGTCAGAGATTCCACAGGCGGGTGGCTTGAATCGCGAACAGCGGCGAGCCGCCAAGAAGAAATGAGCATCACGGTCGTCACGGCGACGCTGCCCGAGCGCGAGACGCTGCTGAAGCGAGCCGTTGATTCGGTGCGAGAGCAGATACTTCAGCCAAGCGCACACTTGATCGGCGTGGATTACGCACGACGCGGCGGCGCGGCGATGAAGAACGATCTGGCTTTGACCGTGCAGACCAAGTGGATCGCGCTTCTAGACGATGACGACTATCTGTATCCCAATCATCTGTCCTCGCTGGTTGAGGCTGCGGAGCGCGACGGCTCTGACATCGCCTACTCCTACGATGACGGTGCAAGGATGTACCGCGTCGGCTTTGAGCCGAGCGCGCTGCGATCTGGCAGCATCGTCAGCCACAACGCCATCGTTCGCACGGCGCTCTTCAAGGAGCTAGGCGGCTTTGATCTCATCAAGGGCTACGACTGGCACTTCTGGGTCAAGGCGCTTGACCACGGTGCAAGATTCACGCTCGTGCAAGAAGCGACCTGGTTCTACGATCTCAGCAACGAATGGAAGCACGAGAGCCGACCGTGATCGTGATCCTCGCCGCTGGCAAGGCAACTCGATTAGGCGGCACGAACAAACTGCTCGTTGAGGCGGCTGGGCTGCCCGTGCACGAGTGGCACCGGCGTGCGGCTGGCAAACAGCCGACCTACGCGGTTGTGAGGCGAGACGACGAGAAGGCGGTGCTCAGCGCCGCTCCCTGGCTGGCTGGGGTCATTCCTCACGATGAGGCAGACGGCCCGTCTGGGGCGCTCCTGAGTGCCTCTACGGGGCTTCCAGGCGGCGCGCTCACGGTGCTCTTCGCCGATACCCTGCTCCCGCAGGTGCCGACGCAGGATGGCGACTGGGTGGGCGTAGCTGCGGCACCGTGGCGAATCTGGGACTACTACGACGCTTCCACCGAAGGCGGCTGGACACGCGGCATTCCCGAAGTGCTTGTATGCTGCGGCATCTACCGCTTCACGAATCGCGAACTCCTCAATGACATCTGCTATGACCTCAAACTCGGCTCAACCAATGAAGTGCATATGGCTGATGTTCTGAGGTCATACGCACCTCACCAGCCGCTCACGGAACTTATCGTGTCCGGCTGGCAGGATGCTGGCGACCCTGACGCGCTCAAGCGTGTCCAACCAATCAAGGAGACCTGATGGCAATCACGAACGGCTACACCACTGGGAGCGCAGTCAAGCAGGCCCTCGGCATCATTGACGCCACCTCGGACGGCGAGTTGGAACTCGTGATTGAGTCCGTCAGCCGCCTGATTGACGATTACTGCGGGCGATTCTTCTATCAGTCCGCTGCATCCACCGCCTTCTACACGGCGCAGGACTACCTCGTGCAGCCGATTGACGACTTCGCCTCCGTCTCAGCGATCACGACCGATGGTGATGCAAACGGCACCTACAGCACCTCGTGGGTCATCAACACGGACTGCGCGCTCGCGCCATTCAACGCACCCGCCACTGGACGACCGTTCACCGAAGTAATCGCGCTCACTGAAGGCGCAAACACCTTCCCTGTGGAGATCGTCAAGGCGGTCAAGATCGTCGGCACACGCGGCTGGCCTGCCGTGCCGCGACCCGTTGAGATGAGTTGCATCATTCAGAGCGGGCGTATCTTCAACCGCCGCAACACGCCATTCGGAATCGCAGGATCGCCGGAGGTGGGACAGATGCGCCTGCTTGCACGGCTTGACCCTGATGTGGAGCAGATGCTGCGCGCCTACCGCGTCGCAGCCCAGGCGGTCTAAATGGCGCTGGATACCTACGCCATCGGCACGGCGCTCGCCGCTCGATTCTCCGCTGCCAACACGACGCCCCCTGCGGGCTACGACGAGGTGCGGCTGGCAACGGCGAACCCGCCAGATATGATCTCCGTCTTCCCATCCGTGGTCGTCTTCCCGCCTTCTACGACGGCAGAGTACGGCCCGAATCGCCTCGTGCGACAGATCCACCGCTTCCCTGTGCGCTTCTATGTGGCAAAGGGGATGGGCACGGATCGCGCGGTCAAGGCGCTCTACGCCTGGCGCGATGTGCTCGTAGAGGGCGTGGTCAGCGATATGCAGCTCGGCTTGCCGAATGTCGTGGTGAAGGCACTCGTGCCGGACATCCGTATGGGAGAATCTGAATACGGCGGCGAGATGTTCGCCGTGATCGAGATGCAGGTGGAAGTGACGACTCGCGAAGTCTTGGCGAGCATCGCCCCGTAATGGCACAGACATCGTTTAGCCTCAAGTACGAGACCGAGTTCACCGAGCGCTATGCCTCGCAGTTCTACGAAGGTCCCGTCACCAGCCTGCTTGAAGAGATGCGCGACGCCGCTGGTAAGGCAATGCGCGGCGTCATTCAACAGTTCTACATCACGAGTGGCGTCGGACGAAAGACCGGCAACCTCTACAAGTCCATCAACGCGAAAAAGATTCGCAGGCAGCCTGGCACCATCGGCGTCATCGCGGCGGCAATGGGCAAGGGCAGCAATCACCGCCACCTGATTGAGTACGGCACAAAGGGCCACCTCATCAGACCGCGCGGGCAGAACCTACTGAAGATCGGTCTGGGCTATGCCCAACTGGTTGAGCACTCTGGCGCGCAGGCCAAACCGTTCGTCACGCCGTCAACAGGCACGGCACAGGAAGCAGGTCAGCAGGCGGCTGACGCAGTTCTAGGCAAATACATTGAGCGGGCAAACGCCCTGTCCTCAGTAGAAGCAGCATAAGGAGTTCAGAATGGCAGTCAATCAGCTACTCAAACTCGTGGGAGCGCTTGAATCAACGGCTGGTTCCGCTGCCACCGCAACCCGAGTCCTCTACGCGAATGAGGCAACCCCTTCGCAGGAAGTCACGAGCATCGCCAACACGACGCTTCGCGGCAACTACTTCGAGGCGTATGAGATCAACCCTGGCGTTGAGCGCAACGGCTTGAACATCGCAGGGCCAGTCCTCTACAGCCAGATTCCGTTCTGGCTTGAGAGCAGCGTCAAGGGCGGCGTCACGCCTTCCGGCACCGTCGCGCCATACACCTGGACTTACAGCCCGAACAGCGGCACGGCGAACGCACCAAAGACCTTCACGGCTGAATGGGGCTGGGCAGACGGCGGCACGGTTGTGCCAACTTACCGTCTCGCTGGCTGCGCCACAGACGAACTGAGCATCGCCTATGTCAAGGACGAGGCCGTCACCTTCACGGCGACGACCATCGCCGCAGGCACGGTCGCGCTCGGCACGGCATACAGCGCCAGCCCAAGCGACACCACGCAGGTCAGCGTGCTCGGCGTAGACGCAGCCGTCTACATTGACGCGACGACCATTGGCTCAACCGCCGACACCTCGGTGCAAGAGGCAACTTTCACGCTTACGCGCGGACTCGTCCGACGCGAAGTGCTTGACGGAACCTCGGCAGCCGTGGATACGGTGGCTCCTGTTGCGCGACAGGCGCGACTTCAGATCGTCCGATACTTCACGAACCGCAACGAGCTTGACCAGTTCTTGCTCAAGAGCGAGCGCAAGATTCGTATCTTGTCCACAGGGCCAACGCTCGGCGCGGGCACCTATGAGTTCCAGTTGGACTTCTACGGTGTGGCAGACACTCACGAGATCGCGGAAGTTGATGGCGTCATCGTGGCGAACATCACCTATCGCGGCATCGTGGACTCGTCCGCTGCAACGGACTTCTCCATCGTGGTAAAGAACAACCTCGCAACGATTTCCTAAGCAGGACAAGGAGGCAGAATGCTAAAGGCAAAGACGACCAAACTTGAGTTGACCGGCGATCTCGCTGGTCACTGGGTTGAAGTTAGAGAGTTTACTTGGGGCGAGATCAAGGCTATCCGCGCCGCAGACTTGAGCGAAGAAGAGAGTATGGACAAGATGCTTGCCCTGATCTCCTCGCACAATCTTGGCGTGGGTAGTCTTGACGACCTCCCGCTCAGCGCGATGACCTTGATTGCGTCTAAGATGCGCGACTGGATTGAGGAACTTACACTCCCAAAAGAGCAGGGCAGCAACTCCGTACAGCCCTCGCCAGAACAGCAATAAACCCCGACGCGAAAGCGCCGGTGCCGCTTGAGTACGCGCTAGACGCGCTGGCTCAGCGGTGGGGCGTCGCGCCGTGGGAACTGGAAGAGGCTCCTGGCGAGTGGGTGCTGCGTGGCTTGGAGTTTATGCGGATTGAATCGTCGGTGACGACGAGAAAGGCGGGCAAGCGTGGCTGAACGAACGACGACACTCGCCTTCATCCTCAAGGACTCTGCCTCTAAGGGGATGCGGGATCTCAACAAGACGGCCCGCACGCTCAGCAAGACGGCGGGCACGCTCAACGCTCCGTTCGCCGCAGCCGCAAAAGGCTTTGCGATTGCGGCAGGCGCAGCAGTTGTCGTCGGCGGCGCGATGTTTGCAGCGGCGAAGGCCGCAGCCGAGGAAGATGCCTCAATCGCGCGACTCAACGCTGCGATTAGCGCGAATACGACGATCACCGATGAGCAGACTAAGCAGATGGACGCGGCGATTGAGGCTCGCCAGAATCTTGCCTTTAGCGACGACGCACTCCGCGACTCGCTCTCTCGCCTAGTCCCTCGAACGGGCGATGTCACGAAAGCGCTTGAGTTGCAGACGATTGCGATGGACTTCGCTCGCCTCCGTGGCGTTGACCTATCCACCGCCTCTGACCTCGTAGGCAAGGTCTTCGGTGGCAACACTGGCATCCTCA